GATAGCACCACCAAGACTGCCGGAAGCACCCGCAGACTATTCCTCCCAGTACATGCAGGATTTAATTCGTACCTTAGAACTGTTTATTACACAGGAACGTAACCCCGGTGAGCTTCGCGGAACAAAAATAACATTAACGGCGTTGCCTACATCGGCAACTGGACTTGAGGCTGGAGCACTGTATAATGACAGTGGCACTGTAAAGGTAGTAACCTAATGGCACTTTTTGGAGATCTTGGAAAAGTAATAGGTCTAGACAAGGTAGACACTGGCGATTTGCTTTCTGTAGCAGGCACCGCGGCTGGTTTTTACTTTGGGGGACCTGCGGGTGCGTCTCTTGGTGCGGGTATCGGTGGTCTTGCCGGGGGTAAGTCTGTTAACGAAGCTTTAACTAATGCTGCCCTTGCTTATGGAGTAACATCATTTATCTCTCCTACAGCCGCTCAAAACATGGGTTTACAGAAACAGGGAGTTAGTCCAGGTTTTCTACAAAATAAATTATACGGCGTAGAAACATCCGCGGCTAATTCTGCGGCGGGAGGAATAGATCAGGCTGTTAATGAAAGTACTAAAAAAGGTTTGTTTGATAACTTAGATATGTCAGATGCTTTACTTGGTATCGGTGCTGTTGGTGCTCTTTCAGGAATTAATCAAAAGCAAGAGCAAGGAACACCTAGAGCGCAGCCCGTAGGTGAGGCTTTTGGACAAGTTGTTGGACCTTTTTCTAACAGAACTTATAATCTAGATACTCCGTCCGATGTTCTTGCATATAACGAAGAAGTAAAAGAGTATCAAAAGGATGACTTTGACTATAGAACTCCTCCAAAAGGATACAAAGATGGCGGAGAATATGATCGCAACAATGCTTTAGGCGAAGTTACAGGACCTGGAACAGGTACATCCGACTCAGTAAACGCAAAGTTGTCGGATGGTGAATTTGTATTAACAGCAAAGGCAGTTAGAGGTGCAGGCGGTGGAGATAGGGATATCGGCGCGGCACGTTTATATGATATGATGTCTGAATTGGAGGCCACAGCATAATGGCAACGTCAACGCAAGAAGTAACTCAAAGACTACCCAAGTTTCAAGAAGATTTCTTGGCGGATATTTTCGCGCAAGCTGAAGCTCTTAAAGATGTTTCTCTGCCATACGCGCCAGAGCAAATGGCCGGACTTTCTCCAGAGCAGCAGCAAGCTCTTACACTGGCCTCTCAGGGTGTAGGTGCATATGCTCCTTTCCTACAACAGGCAGGAGACGCTATTGGACAGGGCATTACCACCGCTCAAGGTGCAACAACGACCCCTACATCTTATCAACAATACATGGATCCATACCTGGAGGACGTAGTTCAGCAGCAATATGCGGACATTGCAGAGCAAGGTGCTATTCAACAAAATCAACTTGGTGCAAGTGCCGTTGGTTCGGGGGCCTTTGGCGGATCTCGTCAGGCCGTGGCACAGGGACAGATAGCTGGTGATGTGCTAAAGCAACAGGCTCGCACAGGTTCACAGCTTCGTAGTGCAGGATTTTCACAGGCTAACCAGCTAGCCAATCAAGCAGCACAGCAACAGTTGCAACAGGCTCAGATGATGGGAGCTCTGGGACAGGGGGCCGCGGGCCTTGGTGCTCAGGCGCAGCAGCTAGGTGTCCAAGACATTAATACAATGTTGGGTATCGGTGGGCTAACACAACAGTTTGGTAGTGGAGACTTTATGGGTCAAAGCCAGATTGACATTGATCGTCGTAATGCATTGGCGCAACAACAGCTTCCGTTCCAGCAAGTTGGTTTTATGTCGGACATTTTCCGGGGTGTTCCAGCGCTACAACAAACAACAACGCAAGCGTACACTCCACCACCTAGCATGGGTTCGCAGTTACTTGGACTTGGAATCGCGGGCCTCGGTGCTTATGGTGCAACTAGATAACTGAGGAAAAGTAAATGGCTGCTTTTACTAATATAGGTAATGCAATTGGAAACCAATTGGAGAACCAGAGGCTCGGAGCGCAGAATCCGCTTAATCGTCGTATGTTTGTTGATCCTTCTTCACGAAACCAGTTGTCCCGGGGACCGTCAGGAATACTTGGATCTAGCCCTGAGTTAATGAATGCCGTAATGAACGCACAAAATCCCGCGCTGTCTAATGCTAGTCTTCTAACAGCCACAGGTGGGGTTTTACCTGTTTTTCCGGAGGCTCCTCTGACTGGCCCCGGACCTGTATTACCAAGTCAATCTGATTTGCCGCCAACCTTCGACACACTTCCTGACGGTCAAAATGTTGGTGAAGATGATTTAGGTGACGCATCAGAAGAACCACCAAAAATATCGCCCAATGTGGTTGCTGACGCTAATGATGGTTTTGCTAAGGCTAAGGCTAAGGCTAAGGTCGATCCTAAAGATAAAGCCGAGTCTGGTAAGTCAAAATCGCAAGCCGCGTTGGATGCATTTACTGATAAAATATCTGAACTGCGTGGAACAAAAAAACCAAAGACCAACAAAGAGGCCCTTCAATCCGCTAAAGATTTCTTAAAAGAGGCCGGAGTTACAGATGTAGATGACATCCGCACATCAAGAGACTTTATGCTTATGAATATCGGATTAAACATAGCAGCAGGACAAAGCCAGGACTTTCTAACTAACGTAGCCACTGGCGGCAAAGAAAGTCTTGCTACGTTTGGTGCAATCAAAGCCAAAGAAAAAGAAGCAGAACGTGCGATTAATCTTGCTGCGGCTGAAATGGCTAAAACTGAAGTTGCCGCCGAAAAAGCGCGTGGTCAAAAGTTTGATGAAGCAGAACTTGCAATGGCGACTGCTCAGTATACCGCCGCGGCCAAAGCTGAAATTAAACCTGATGACTTGATAATTGCACAGGCTATGGTGGATGATGGGTATGAAGGTACTTTGAGCGATGCTCTTACGTCCCTTAAATCCCGAACCAAAACTCCAACAGCTTCTGCTATTATTATCGATGCAATTCAAAAAGATTTTCCTAACATCAGTGGTGTCTTTCTTAAGCTACTAAACACTAGTGGTGGGGCCAAGCAGATAATGGAGAACATGAACGCGCAATCCATCGCTAATGGTCTTGGTGTGGACGCAACAACTCCTGAAGGTAGAAATAAAGTGGCAAGCTTTATGGGTATAGCCACAGAAGCCGCCAAAGTGGATGCGGCTAATGCAGCTACGGGTGTTGTGCAGAGCGTGGACACCGATGGGACTGTTAACTTAAATTAAAGTAGTAAGGAACTTTTAATGGCTACTTTTACTTATCAGGGTCAGAGGTACAACTTGCCCGATGGCACTAGCCCCGAAGATGCTAAAGCAAAAATACTACAGTACTTAGAGACTCAAAAACCTCAAGACTCGTCCGGGTCGGAAGAAGAAGATTCTATCTTTGATCCCGTCTTAGCTCAGTTTAGAGAAGAGGGTGTATTGAACGAGATCGGCGAAGGTATGGTCGGTGGCGTTATAGAGGCGGGATCTGGTCTTCTAGAACTTGGAGCATTGGTGCCTGATCTTGTTACAGGCTCCGATTACTCTCGTAGGATATCTCAATCTAAAGATGAGCTAAAAGAATATTTAGGTGTTGATCCTACTGGCACCGCTGGGGAGTTAACAGAAGTCATAACACAGTTTGTAGTCCCTGGTCTTGGCGCTGCGGGTCTTGCTTCAAAAGCAGCTAGGGCGTACAACTTCAGTAAAAACGCAAACCGAGCTTCTCAGGTAGTAGCCGCAGGCGTGGTGGATGGCATGGTTGCTTCCGATGGAACTACTACTATCGGCGACTTCTTTGAGGGAGGACCTACGATGACTTCCCAGGACATAGGTCAAGGGGGTCACGAAAATGCTAAACGTCAGCTAGGTAATAGACTTAAGTTTGTTGCGGAGGCCGCAGGTGCAACCGCGGCTGTCGAACCCGCGTTTAAGATTCTTGGTTTAGCGGGACAGGGAACCGTTGCGGCGGCGCGTATAACAGACGATGTCGTTGGATTTTCTAGGTTAGCGGCGGCAACCGGAGAATCTGTAGGTAGTTCTGTAGCCAAGATAATAGAAAAAGATGATGGCTTTGGTCAATTTACTGACAAGATTCTAGGTCTTTTTCGCTCTAGAGGTATGCTTCCGCAAGGAGCCTTTGAAACTAGGTCACGCTTGACAGGTAAGATAGAGCAACAGTTAAACCGTTCTGGTAGAATCATAAGATCACTGGAGCGTAAGTTAGATAAAGTTATCGGAACGGAAAATCAAACATTCCGAAACCTTATGACCAACGGGGATGCAAATACAAAAGTAGAAGCCATCAATATCCTATATGGATTCTTGGCCCGCGAACCTGGGTTTTTAGAAGCAGCAAAAAGAGAGGCGGCTCACCTTGGTATTCGTAATTTTGATCCAACTAAAACCACCGATCTCGTAAAAGTGTTACCTGACTTTATGCAACGCGAGGCTTTAGCTATGCGTGGTCAGATAGAACTGTTAACTAAGCAGATAGCTAACTCTGATCTAATTACTAAGGGCATGATTCCTGATGTGGAGAACATCATCAACGAGCAATTAGGCTCGTATATGAGTCGTAAGTTTGCAGCTTTTGAAGATCCCGACTGGTTTAAGACTGATGCGTTTAAACAGTCTTATCAGGATGCAATTAAATTTTATGAAGAAAATCCTGAGATGGCTGAAAAGTTTGCCAGGCAGCTTAACTTACCTGAAGACGAAACTATGTTTACTGGCATTGGTGTAGACCGCAGAACAACGAGGGGTGCCGCTACCAGTTTAGTTGATAACTTTGTAAGTAGGTACGATGGACCCTCAACTTTAACATCAATGGGGTCAGGACAAGTAGGACGGGTTGTTAAAGACAAACTGCGGACTTCTTTGTTTACACAGAAAAAAATAGAGACTCCCGCACTTCGAGCTTTATTGGGAGAGATAAAAGATCCAATGGAGTCTTTTGTGTCCACTGTATCAAACCTTGCAGAGTTTAAGGCCATTGATGACTTCTATGATGATCTTTTTAAGAACCACCTGGACAGTGGTCCAAATAGCACATTTATTTCAAAAGAGGCTTACGAGCAACTTCCTGATGTTCTACCAAATGGTCAAAGAAAAACGGAAGCATATAAGCAACTATCTACAGGAACCGAGGGTGTAAAAGACATAAGCTACGGAGCTATGCAAGGAACTTATGCAAAAGAAGGTGCCTATCAGGCATTAACACGTAAGACCGTTCCTCGCGGCACTACTGAAGACACTCTTAATAGAATGATCTTGGGTAACTTTTTGCGTGGAAAAGGTTTAGTTCAGTTTTCAAAAACTGTTTTGTCTCCTATTACACAAATTAGAAACGTAACATCCGCGGGTATGTTTGCTTTAGCCCAGGGTAACGTAGGCAGGGGAGCTAATTTAGGTGAATCCATCGCTCTAACTATTGACAACATATACAAGGGTGAGATTCCGAGACTTGCAAAGATGTTAGGGGTGGCCGAGGATGAAGCCAAAGGAATCTATTTTCGTAAGCTACAGGATCTAGGTGTTGTTGGAACACAAGCGCAGGTTCGAGAGATCGACAAACTTTTGGAAGAAGGTGTCGGAGTTTCTATTAAAAGTGAAGTCGATAGCTTTGGTGTAAACGTGTCGCAAGGCAAGGGTTTGGTTAGAAGAACCTTGGGCAAATCAGGTCTGGGACAATTTCTTGATTCAGCCATAATCGAAAGAGGCAAAAGAATAACGAGTCGTGCCAGGGATTACTATCAAGGTGGTGATGATATTTGGAAAATATACAACTACCAGTTTGAAAGAAACAAAATAATCTCAGCATTGGGTGATGAGTTCAATGCAAATGCTTACGCAAGAGACATGGGTTTTGCAGATCTTGATGAATATGCTGCGGACATTGTTAAAAATGTAGTGCCAAACTACGAGCGGGTTCCAGAGGCAATTAGACTTTTACGACGAGTTCCCTTTGGAAACTTTATTGCGTTTCCCGCAGAAATTATACGCACCAGCGCCAACACTTTGGGAGTTGCTGTAAAGGAACTGCAATCCTCTAACCCTAAAGTTAGAAACATAGGAATGCGCCGCCTAATAGGTTTTACCAGCACCGCTGCTGTTTCCGGCCCTGCTATTCAAATGGCAGCGATGGGTTTATCGGGCGTGGCACAAGACAGCATGGACGCTTTACAAAGACGCGTGGCAGATTGGAGCAGAAACTCTACTCTTATTCCTACTTCAACTAAAAAGGTTAAGATTGATGGAGTCACTAAAATTGTACCTACCGCATATATAGACTACAGTTTTACCAATCCATATGACTTTCTTAATCGTCCCGTAAGAGCAGTTATAAACGCCGTTGATGACGGAACACTTCTGGACTTAAATCCTGGGGAGGTAGCTATTAACGCAGCAGCGGGGGCGTTTTTTGAGTTAATTTCTCCGTTTGCAGAACCGTCTATTTTAACTAAAAAAGTATTGGATGTTACAGCAAGCAAAGGTCAGCCCACAGGAGAAAGTCCTGTGTACGATTTGGGATCGGGTGATTTTAAAAACGACACTATTCCGGAGGCAACTCTAAAATCTATTGTTCATATTGCCGAAGCGTTTATGCCCAGCATTGTGGAGCAAACTGTTGGTAAAATAACCAAAGATCCAGAGCTTGGAGGTAATATAGGTTACGTGCCTAGTCGTCTTGTTGAAGCTATAACTTCTCAAAATGGTAAGGATGCTAGAGGCAATGAGCGTAAGATGGCTGAGGAAATCTTACGACTAGCTAGCGGTGTTGCCGAGACTAAAATTAAGGCTGACGACATAACTAAGTATGGATCTTATCAATACACTGACACTGTTAGTTCTATAGGCCAGGTTTTCAATAGAGCCACTCGTGTTAAAAATGGGATGGACCCAGAAAACATTAAAAATATTTACAGGGAAGTTAACGAAAGACTTTTCCGTGAACAAAACCGCATGTACGGTTTGGTAAAGGACATGAAAGCATTGGGCTTTAATGAAATAGAGATTCGTAAAGCGTTAAAAGAAAACGGTGTGGGTGACGCTAATAGACTTATAAAAGGTGAGTTTAGTCCTAAAGTAATTTCTCCTGAAATTGTTTCTGATGCCAGAAAAACTACAAGAGACTATGGCGGAGAGTTTCCTATACAAGAGCTTAATGCAATACGTAAGTCATTACTACGACGTCCGCTGACCGGGAAACCACTTGAAATAGACGATGGAGATCAATCCGATCTTGACTTACTTAGCTCTGTTGAGACACAATCTGAACCTACATTACCAATTGCTGCTACGGCCAATCCTCCGGCGGTAGCGCAAGTGGGAACCGCTGCTTCCCCTTCAGCGGTTCCCGTTCCTATTCAACAAATTACGGCACAACCGCCAACTGATTTAGCATTAATGGGCGGAGATCCACGGACTGTGCAATTAGCACAACGTATGCAACAACGAGGAATATCATGAATATAGACGTGCTACGTAAAGAGATAGCCGAAGACGAAGGCTGTAAGTACGAAATTTATTTAGACCATCTAGGTCTGGAAACAACGGGCATCGGTCACTTGATCCTCGAAGGTGAGCCAGAGTATGGCAAGCCTGTGGGTACAGTGGTCGAGCAAGATCGTGTCAATCAGTTATTCAAGCTTGACATGGCAATCACGGTTGACGAGTGCAAAGTTTTGTACGACGACTTCGATGATCTGCCAGAAGAGTGTCAGCATATAATTGCCAACATGATGTTCAATATGGGTAGACCCCGCCTGTCCAAGTTTAAAGGCATGAAAGCGGCAGTCGATGCCCGCGATTTCAAACGAGCAAGCGAAGAGATGGTCGATTCGAGGTGGTACACGCAGGTAACTAACCGCGCAAGGCGTTTGGTCAACCGTATGCTGGCACTTGCAACTAACTGAAATTATTAAATAATAATACGGCCTCACATTGAGCTCGTTTAGGCTCGACGTGTGGTAGTACCTTCACCTCAACGAGAGACGAAGTTTTATCCGACTTCACCCCAGTTGTCGCCCATTTCTGCGTCAACCTCAAACGGTACGTTCAATCCCTCGACGCATGTTTCCATTATCTCTTTAATTCTTTCCACCTGGTCCTGAGATTCTATGTTGAAGCACAGTTCATCATGAACTGTCAGCATTGGTAGTAGTCCCTCGGCGTAGCAATCGACCATCGCCTTCTTTGTTTGATCGGCACTCGAACCTTGGATTAATTTATTTAAGGCTTTGTACGTAAATGCTCGTCGTATCATACCCCGTCCACCGTACTCTTCTACCGCGTCTTCCAGCTTCATTGCTTTGTTGTATCCAAAAGACTTTGGCTCCCACATGTCGAAGTGACACTTACGTCCTAACCATGTACGTATGACACCTTTTTTAGAAGCTCGGTCCGCGGTCATGTCCGCTATACCTTTTACGAATGGAACCCGGTCATGATACTTACTAAGAAGAACCTTGGCATCTTCCTCTGTAATATCCATAACGCCCGCAAGCTTCTTTCTACCCATGCCATACATAATACCAAGGTTGACAGTCTTGGCTTCCTTGCGGGTGATGCTGGCTATGTCTGCCACCATCTGATGGAAATCAGCGTTGCCACTATTATACATTTCAACTACACTATCGATCTGAGGGTGACGGTTTGCACCAGTCAACTGAGCACAGTAGTGCGCCAACCAACGGGGCTCCTGAGACGCATAGTCAAAAGATCCCCACTTGCAACCTTCCTCTGGTATAAACAAGCCCCTAATCATAGCCTTGATCTCGGGATCTCGGGCTGGAATTTGTTGAAGGTTAGGGTTGGATGAAGAAAATCTACCCGTTACAGTTCCCCCATCATCAGTGCGAAGTGGATGAAAGTCACAATGAATACGGCCTTTATGAGAATGATTAAGTATTGTTTCAACAAATGTGGTGTTGGCCTTGTTGAACTCTCTAAGGCGTACAATCTTTTTCGCAATAGGATGCTCGTGATTAGAAAGAAAGCTCTTTGTAAAGGAGGGAACATCCGTGCCTTCTGTCCTGTTGTAGGAAAGCCCAAGCGCATCGAACACTCTTGCTACAGATGTAGCGGCCCAAGGTTCAACAACGATGCCAGTCTCTTCCTTTATTTCTTTAAGTAAAAAGTCTTCTCTTTTCTTAAGTTCTTTTTTGACTCGCTCTGCCTTGTCAGTATCGACTCGAACACCTTTTTGTTTCATGTCCAACAGGATAGGGATAAGACTTGACTCAAGCTGGAATATACTTGAGACCTCGTCCTTCATTACCTCCACCCGCAGCCTGTCCCAAAGTTTTAATGTTACCGCGGCATCTTGCTCTGCATACCTGCCAACAAAGTTAGCATGCAATTGCCACATACCGGACTTAGGATCTACCCCGTACATCTCAGCGGCGGCGCGAAGCATCTTCTCGTTCTTGTACTCTCCAAGATATTCACCAGCCAATGAGTTTAAGTTATAGAATCTGCGGTTCTCGTTCAACAAAGGGGCAGCAACCATCGTGTCAATGATTTTACCCTGCACCTCTATGCCAGCCCAGCGTAACCAGCCCAAGTCATACATAGCATTGTGCATGACCTTTTCAATATTAGGTGTGGCTAACTGTTTCTTTAACCAGTTAAGAACGATTTTCTCTGGCATATTCCCGCCCGCTTCATGCCGGATGGGAAAGTATCCTACAAAGTCTCCAGCCGCGACAGCAAAACCAATCACATATCCATCGTCCCTGCACCAGCCCGGGCCAAGAGTTGTTAGATTCGGATCTTTTGTTTCCAAATCAATTGCAATGCGCTCACACCCAGTAAGGTCCGGTAAAGATGATGGAGGTGACCATTCTTCATCCATATCAAATAAATCAGCCTTCATCAACTTCCTCCAATGCTTCCTCTGGGGTTAGAAACCACACAAATGTAGGAGTTCCTTCGCCAACATAGGCACCACTTACATTAAATGAAAAGTATTCGCATGCCTCTTCATAAGACATGCCATCTCTTTCAACTAATATTTCAATGCACTTTTCAGCATCATATACCAGGATATCATCACTTCCGCATCTCTCAGCTACGCCAATTATTGCGTCGTTAAATCCATCAGCTTTCATCGCGGTCATTGACAATCTCCCCTCCAAGTGCAGCATACCCGATAATATCTACCCATGAATCATCCTTTGTTATGTCCTCGGCTAAACGTGCTAACTTTAACCCAATCATGCATGCCACTACTTGCTCCGCTGTCACAGGTCTTCCTAACACAACAGACCAGATAGTTGCTATGCGCTCATGATTAAACTTCGCTGGTCCGTATTCCTTGGCCCTCGGTCCGTTGATTAACTCTTCAGCTTTTTCTAAAAAGTATTTTCTGTTTCTCATATCTGAAACCCGTGTTGCGATTGTGATTCAATTAGATGTAATGTTTTTTTAGCGCGAGTGATACCTACGTAGAATGTCCGTAGCTCGGAATCTTGATCTTGGTTTAACGCACATGCTCTTGAAGAATCTAAAAGAAGAGCGACGTTATCCGCCTCTCCACCCTTTGCTTTGTGTATCGTCGATATCCGAATCCTCGGCTTCCCCGACAAGATCGACTCGCCCATCCGCCTTACAGATGTAATGTAAATCCGCTCTGTCTCCGAAACTTTCAAGACTTCGTACCACGGAGTTTGCTCTGTTGCGCTCAACGAGCACAGGTTTTGTATGTCTGTTAGATTGTAAGTTACTTCGGCGTCTAGTAGTGACAGCTTTCTTCTGCCAGCCTTGGTAATAACGTTTGGCGTTAATAGCGTTGATAACTTCTTTACTTCCGTCGCAGATAAATACTGACCTTTGCATAAGCGCAACCACACCTCTATTCCAGTTAATACATTGGGGGAGATGGACCAACCGGAACCTTCACGCCAGTAAAGGAATCCTTGTTCTTTAAGATTGTTTGCGATTCTATTGGCGATGTAATTGGTGCGAGCAAGTATTAACCACTCTCCGGTTGTTATGTCCACATCAAGGATATCACGATGCCAGACAACACTTCCAGCTTCTTCTGTAGGTGACCACACTTTTTGTTGTCTTGTATGTAGTTGTTTTACAAGAGAATCCGCCATGCCATGAACAGATATGGGAAGACGATATGATTTATCTAAAATTATTTTATCTTCAGATGCGTTAAGAAAATCTCCCACGTTCACACCCATCCAAGAGTATATGCATTGGTCATCATCGCCCGCATAATATATGCGCTTGGCACAAGGTTTCATAACCTCATGAACCATTTGCCACTGCATGGGAACTAGATCCTGTGCTTCGTCCACAATAAGAACATCTAACTGAGGACAGTAACCCTCCGTTATAAAATCCTGTATCATGTCTACAAAATCAATCTTTCCGGTGTCTTCCTTGTAGTCTCTTAGTACCTGATCTACTAGCTTGAGTTGTTGGTAGTGAAGATTCCTGTTAGCAACCCTAGAGAACTGCTCCTCAATAGATGTCCCCGTTACACGAGCCATCTGTATCATAGTAAGATACGCATCGCCGCCGTTGCCAGGAGAGAACAAAAGACCATCGGCCATCTTAACACCTGCGCTCGCCTTAAATTCCAACCCCAACAAGTCACCTAGTTTATTGTAATCCTTGCCGCCCATGACTTGCCTTGTTCCAAGACCAAGAGTCTGAAACGCAAATGAATGCAACGTGCGAAACCAGGCCATTTGGTTTACATCCATGCTTAATTTTTCAGAGGCGCGAGTCCGTGCTTCTTCCGCAGCTTTTTTACTAAAAGAAACAAATGCTATTTTTTCCGGTTGCGTACCGCCTTCTATTTCTTGACGTACTATATTTATTAACCTGGTTGTTTTTCCTGTGCCAGGTGGTCCGAAGATAGTGGTTTCCATTACGACTTGCCCTCAAGGTCATATCCATCATAGTCCACTTCTGTATAGAAATGAGGTTCAACGACAACCATTTTGTCCGTACCCCATTGGTTATCGTCAGTGCATACCTGACAGGCATCACCTTCATTCATCGATTTGTGCTTGTTATAAAACACCTTCCATTTGGATTTACATCTATCACAGTAAAAGTTAGCTATGTATCCCATTAGAACGGCACCTCATCACCTCGGACCGCGATCCCCGATACTTTGACCTCCTGATTAAAAGAAGGAACCCACCAGACGCGCATCTGTTTGTTTTCCCCAATAGTCGTAGGGAATCTTTTCTGTCCATTAGCTGGACCGTTGTTTAACTCTTTCAGTCTTTCTTGAATTTGCCCCCTACTATACGTGTCAAACTTGTTGTTGCGCAGGTACTTCATCAAGGCTTCAATTTTAAAGTAAGTAAACCCATCCTCTTCTGTGAATGGTTTCCCAAGTGTAATCTCTTCAAATGACTGCGCCTGAACGCGTCCATCACAAAAACCTTCGAGAAGATCCATAAACTGACCTTTGTATGTTAGTTCTTCTGGAACTTCTATCTCGCTCATATCCTCCATCATCATGCCAACGATAGCCTGCCAGTCCGCTGTCTTAAGCATTGGCGGCATCTTATGTATTTGTTCCATACAAGCCTTCTGAAACTTCTGAGGTGTCTGCAAATCATCCGTTGTAAGCTCAACACGTTGACCGGACACATCACAAAACCATACCGGAGGCTCCGACTTAACCACACATAAACCCGTCACATCTAAGCTAGATGTGTGAGATCCAATACCGAACTTCTTTGTCTTACAAAGTGTTTTGTTGCAGTAACTTTTTAAAGGTTCCTGCTCGCACGGAAAGCCATACTCTTTCTTCTCGTGCTGTTGTTGTATCGTAACTATCTCTGATGCAGGCAAAGCAGAAGGTTTACAAAACTTGTTGTTAATCTCTTCGAGTCTAGACTTCCAGTTCTCTGGCTGTTCTTTCTTACAACCAACCGCCGCCGCAAACATAACTGTGTTACGTGTGCCCTCCGGAATACCTTGACCAAACATGCAACTTAAACACGGTGCCCATTCCTTAAATTCCTGGACGGGATCTCCAAGAGTTAGAGCAACAAAGGTGTCAGGTTTTACTGTTCTTTCTTTTACAAGAGCTAAAAATTCTTTTAAAGATGCGGGCTCGCCATCTTCCTTAATAGCGTAGCGGAGCGTCTGTTCCGAATCAAAGTACGGAAGGTTGATAAAGTTACCAACATCGCCACGCTCGACAAGAACCTGCTCCTGCTTTGGAAATATCTCGCAACCACCATATCCAAGATACGATGCAATTTCTGATGCTTTGTCACGGAACTCTCCTGCACTCATGTAGTCTGTGAAAAAAAAGAATATGTGTGCCCCTCCAGACTTGGAGCGACAGACCACGCTAGGAACTTCTATACTGCGTAGCTTCTTATCAAGAGCCACTAGATCAAGCGGATATTGATCGATGTCCAAAGCACCGAACCTACACTTGTTAGACTCATTGATAGGTATAGACCCAACCCCATTGCGACCCTCTAGGTGGCCGAGAACAAGGTCTAATGTTAGTGGTTTGCGAACTATATATGACTTAGCTTTTTGCTTGCCAGCCCTGCGCTCACTAGATATTTGTGTCTGTCCATGTGCCGAACTGAAACCTTCAAACGCGGCCATGAACCGTTCTTGGTCGTTCATGAGTTGCCCCTTTAAGTTTTAAGCGCCTGACAAAGCTGTTAACCCTGTCAGGCTTTGATGTGTTCCCTAAACCCATCACTTACTTAAAAAGGTACGTCATCTACCAAGTCTGATTTATCTTGTTCTTTCATCTCTTCTTGTGTACCAGCCTGAGTTTTAATCTCACCCTTCTGGAACTTAGTGAAAAGACCCTTAGCCTCCGCCATAGCCTCCGGGCTAACGGCGCTGGCATCTAAGTTAGAAACGTCATAGTTGAACCACGATCCTTTGTCGTTGGTTTCTTGTACCGTCTTTAACTGCCATACAGTAGCCCACATGGGTGGAGTAAACAGACCCTTTGTGGGGTGCATTATTTTCAGGCCAGTACGCCTTGTGTTCCATTGCTTCGCAACTTTGGTCTGTGTCTTTTTCATGTCACAAATCATCTGTTGAAAACTACCGTTTGGAGTCATACCCAATACAAGGAACTGAAAAGATACAATGAGCTCATTACCTGAAGCCATCATCTCACTCGCGCCAACACGTTCAGTATTTCTAACCTCCGGTGCATTTGGTGAATGCTCACCAACATATCCGCCGCCATTCTCACGAATCTGAAACTCCAGATATTTTTTCTGAAAGGCACAAGGTATAATGGTCACTCCAGTATCAGCGTCCCACACGTCCCCGGTAACTGTGTTAAACAAATCCCCAGCGGACGCACCTTTAAGATACTTGGGATCAGTCTTCAAAAGTTGTGGTGATAGCGGTTGTAGGATACGTAAAAACGGAATCTGCATATCATCCGCGGTTAAGTTTTCTGTGCCCGCCCCTGCGTTTTCATACATGTCATCCATGATGTTAACAGGTAGAGTATTCTTGGCCTCCGCCACTTGTGTATTTGTCATTTTATTCTAGCTCCTAGAAATCTTAGCTTCTGTTCCAACGAAGACACCGAACGTGTCAAAGTCTATTTCTTTACCCGCCTCAATACGTCCCTTGACCCATGCTTTGAGTGTTTGTGGATGTATGTGAGTTTTCTGTGCAGGATCCAACCCCTGGTCTCGCAAGTCTTCGACAACTGACCCTGCCACATTGTCTTGTCCCGCGTTGAAAGAGACAGTGACATCGTGTTTAATTATGTCCCCCTCCCCAATAGATCGTATCCAAGAAAAAGCCTGATCTTTCATGTCATCAGGAATACGAGCATGCACGAACTGTCTCAAGGCAACTTTATTACCTTCAACAGAAATGCTTTCCATACCCATCAACAACATAAGCTGTGGGATTTCCTTCTCAGACACTTCTCTTTTTTGGATTTTTAAATCTTTGAGGTACTGCTCGGCCTCTTTTATTTTATTATCTATATCTAAGGACTTTTTTATTAGATCCGATAACTGCGAACCTTTTTCCTCATCAACATTGTCAAACTTGTTAGCTTCGACGTCTTCATCCATCAGCGTAAAAATATCGCTCATCGTTCTTCTCCTATCGTTTACAAAGTTAATGCCCTTCGGCAGTGGTTGAGGCTTTTATCATAGTAAAACGGTGTAAGTAAAGCCCCCATCAGCACACCGCTGTAAAAGTTATTTACGCTCGGAAGAAATTTCTTTATCAACCAAGTAAGCTAACTGCTTACTAACGCTTCTATGGTTTTTTTCTGCCATTTGTTTTAGGGTTGTATAAACACTAATCGCAACAGCAACTGACTTCCATTTACTCGTGTCCATTTTATTCTCCTTTTTAAAACCTGTATAAAACATATCCGATATTGTTGTAGAGGGTCAATAGCCAAATGAGACCAGATCATAGAATTAGAGATGGTAAAAGATCTGAATTAATTGCTGCCAACTGGCTTTTGTCTCAGGGTTGCTATGTGTACCAGCCTTTTCTTGAACAAGGACCCATTGACTTAATTGCACTCTCTCCGACCGGAGAACTTCTGTGTTTCGATGTTAAAACTGTTGGCCGTAGAAAAAATGGCTCAATCATTTCTCGTCTCCTTAAACCCGCACAACTAAAACTTGGTGTTAGACTTTTGTATGTAGACCTAGAGTCAGGACGTTGCGCCTTGTTCCCTCATCAGATCGACACACCACAAACAAACTTCCAAAAAAACGGCAACAAAATAGCTATCAAGAACGCATCTAATAGGCATTTCGGCGGGGGGTCAGTTCCAACCATTGACGAGCTTGTTCGCCAAGAGTCTTTGCCGAAAGATCAATCTTCGAGCGAAGAGACCTGACAATATGTTCGTCAACAGATCCCTTTGTAACCAGATCAACATAGATTACTGACTCATCTTGCCCAATGCGATGACACCGATCCTCGGATTGGACTCTGGTCTCCAAGTTAAAATCATTAGCGTAATAGATCACATTAGTCGCGGCTGTTAACGTCAGTCCATAACCTGCGGTTTGCGGGTTAGCTACAAAGAATCTTACATCTTCAAACTGAAATTTTCTTACAGCACTCTGTCGGTCTTCATCGCTGGTATCACCAAAGTAAGAGACAACTGAATCTTTTCCGTACACCTTCGTTAGCTCTTGAACTATCCGTCTTATGTCGTATCGAAACCTAGACCATATAATAACTTTGCCAGTCATCTCATCAATGGTTTCCATCAAGGCATTTATTCTAGTGGTAGGGAACTCCACAAGATCTCCGTCGTCGGTCATTAAATGACCACACAGTACCTGTTGAAGCCGTAGTAGCTGGGTCATGACTGACGGTGCAGAAACAAGCTCACCTTCATCCAGCAGGGCGATAGCATTATTTTTTATAGACATATAATGCTTGCTTTGTTCCTCATTTAAGTAAACGTCTCGCGTCGTATATACTTTGTTTGGCAAATCCAAAGCTTCCTCTTTTGTGACCCTGAACGAAAATCTTTCCAGTCTTTCGGATAACTCTTCTAGGTTTCTGTAACCTACGATTTGTTGAAAACTATGTCCGCCCATGCGCTGTGTTCTTGTTATCGCATACCTGCCCTGGAACGAGTAGAAGGAAGAAAAACCCAAACAGGAATTGTCCAAGAAACCACACTGTGAGTACAGATCCATAGGTGACTTTGTCACTGGCGATCCTGTAAGAATACGTCTGTACGGGGCACTCGCACCTGCTTTTATCAGTGCCTTAGTTCTTTTTGCCTTGGGGTTTTTTATCGTAGTTGACTCGTCAATTGCGAATAGCACCTTAGAGTCTTTCATAAATAGATCGACATACTTCGACAGTTTTCCTGTGGCAAAGCCCTCTACGTTAGCCAGTAATATACGAAGACCGCCTCGATGTTTAACTGCGTTCGACAGTTCCTCTTGTTGCTTTTTGTTGGGGTTAGATTTCCAAACAAAAACCTCATGCTCTATGTCATCGGGAAAGTGTGCGGGTATCTCGCTAATCTGCCAGTTACGATACACCCCCTTCGGAGCTACGATAACCGCGGTGTCGATCTTGCCCTGCTCATACAACCAGACCACGTTGTCGAGAAGAACTTTAGATTTTCCACAGCCCATCTCCATAAAATAGCCATAATGTTTTTTGTCATAGCTGCGAATTAGTGCCTCATGCTGGTGAGCATACGGTTCAGTCTTATAATTAAATTTCATTGTCCCCTCCTACAATAAATCTATTCTTTCGGTTCTTCCTCTTCAAGGCCGTAGCCCAGAGCCGCTAGCTTTGCTGTCTCAAGATAAAAAACTATGTCAGGTACGCTTTCACATGTGGTCATCATTTTTATTGATCCGTCCTTGGCTTCACCCAAGATCAATATTTCAGACATTAATTCCCCAGCTATCTCGCACAAAACAGGAACCGAGTGAGGAATAAACTTAATACTTTTGTCTTTTAAATATACCACGTTATCTGACACGTTCTTCTAACTCCGCATTCTTTTGGTTTCTCATATCAACGTATGTCAAAAGGCGCTTTCTAGTTTCCTCCGCCTGTTTGTACAAGCCTACACTTAATAGCTCTGTAAGCTCTTCGTCAAGAACCCTGATGATTCTTGCTAGCCCCTGAGTATCCTTTTCCATGAAGCCTCCACTTTTTTAATATCGTTTAGATCATACTTATCTGGATGATCCATCATGTAATCAATTTTTTCAATAACAAGTTTTTCAATATTGGCTACTGCAAAAGACCAGTCCATGTCTGGGTTCTTGTCATTAATCTGAAGAGAACAAACATCACATACGAACCACTTGTTTTCTTCATTTATCATTGAAAAACAACGAGGGCATCTGCCTTCGTTAATCATTTTATTCCATGTTCCGTCACCTTCAATTATCACAATACCCTCCCTGACAACAATCATCTATAACATGATGGCAAGATGTACATTGCGTATGCCCATGCACCTCCACGCGTCCTATACTGCCGCACCACGGACACCCGTCCTCGAAGTTCATTTCTAAACTTAACTCTGTCCGGGCTAGCTTCAATTCTATTTCATTGTTTGTCTTATACCGTTTATCAGGTACGACGTGATGCTGGCGAATGCTTCGCCAATCTGGAATCCTTTGTTTCATTTCTCAATCCTCATACACACTAGACCTTCGTTGATAGGCATTTTCTCACCCCAAAATATCTCAGTGGTAGCGACGTGACACTGGGCGACGGTGTCGTAGCCGCCCAGTGTCTTTGTTTCAAAGTCCCCGCCGCTGAAAGCAACCAAGACTAGCACCCACTTCATTAGTCGTCATCCAACGGAAACCGATTCTTCAAGGCGAAGTAAGCTGTTTCCATCTTACTGACATCGGACATCCACACATCACCGATTTCATGACAGCACTGAACGACACTTTGAAGCACGTCACGAGCCTCTTTGATTGCCTCGCGTTGCTCGTCATCCAAATGCATAGCTGACACACGCAGTTGCTCATCTCTGTCGTCGCGGATCTTTTGATAATGCTCCGCACGTTCTACGTCAGTCATATTCTCAACCATTTTAGTTCTACCCATAATATCCTCCTTAGTTTCTGTTCATAAATTTAGTTAGACTGAAACCCTTACCTGTGGGTCTCTTTTGTTGGAAGTTTTTACGCGGCTTTTCCGCATCTTCTTCCAATTCTGGTGCGTCTGTATACGCAACAAAAATCTTGTTTAATGGTTTCCCAAAACCTTCATCAACCTCGGGGTAAATCGATATCGAAACACCCAGATCTTCACGAGTAAACTTGACGCAAAGATTTTTGACATCGATCCATGTTTCTCTGCCGCGCAACCTGTAGTTGGTGTTTCGCAGCAAAACATCCTCGGTGTATCTTTGTACGCTACTCATGCTCACCTCCTTTGCCCCTGCCAAGACCACCAAAATACTGTGGCTTGCGTTTGGCTGTTGCAAATACACCCGCCGTAATAAACACACCTGCTATCAACAGGGCGTGTGCTATTACACTGATACCAAACACAGTGACAGAACCGACAGACATTCCAAAAATTATGCACCACATCCATGCCAGTATTTGCATGACTAGATGCCGAGTATTGTTATCCGGAATGTAGGACAATGGGTTACGCTTACTGTCCATGATTAGTTTGTATAATTTGATCATCGTCTTTGTCCTCTATCAAATCCGCATATTTCCTGCGAGCCTCGTGATAGACTTCGATCAGGCTTTCACCATGCTTGTCCGTCCATTCTTCAACGGTCATGTCGATGGCATCTTCTTCCATGTCCATGACCCACGCTTTTACTTTTCCCATAGCCGCATTACCTCCATAATTTTTTCCATAGGCTCACTCACAAACCAGCCAGCCCGATTAGTCACATCAATTATGTGCGTGACCTTACGATGCTTGTCACCGCGTGAAAGGGTGCGCTCATACATTGAGAAGCTAGAACCAATCAGATAAAGAACCTCATCATGATCAGGATTTAGCGTAGTCTCATCCACTTTTGTTAGTGTTATTAAAGCCATTTATTTTACTCCTCGTAAACCTTAAATCCTGCATCACGGCGAGCACCCTCGCCCTCTTCAACAGCCTTCCATAGCTGGTCAGCCTTAGTCCGATACTGTTTGCGTAGCCTTGGATCGGACTCTCTTTTCAACTTGTTCTCGAACCCGACAGCTTTTGCCGCCAGTCCGTCAAGTTGGTTTATCGTTATTGGTTCAACTGTCATGATGATACCTCCTGTTTTGTTTCCCACTTGTTGCTCTTTTTTAAATTTATTCTGGCAGGTATTACTTGCAAATTAAAATGAACATGTAATCCGCTAACAACTCTTTTACCACCTCTCTCCCCAGCGAGGGGCACAATGTGATCAACGTGCCATGTCCCCGCTCCGTCTTTCTTATTTAAGCTATTCCTGACTTTATATACTTTGTTAATCCTACCGTGATCAGCCCAGCTTGGGGTCGCTCTCCTCTTTCTTTTATCGTATGCATATCTTGCATTAGAGACACGCAAAGGCTTCTGTCTAATTTTATCCAGCTTAAATTTATGGCTTATCTCATAATCAGAAGTCCTCGAAGTCATAAGAAATAAACGTGTGTTCGCGTCAGCTTTATCAGGTACGCGTTTTAATTCATTGATGTGATGAACAAGGTCATAGCATTCTGCTTGAACTTTTAATTTAACCTTTATAACTTTTTTATATAATTGCTTGTGATCTGTGCGAACAAAAAGCAATGTGCAATGTGTGCTATAAACATTGTTTGACACGTTCATAGGATTGCTGGTGACATGACGCCATTTTGCCAACAATTTGTAAAAAACATCGGGTTCGTTCCTGCCAATCCTTTGCGCTTCAATCAAGCCCCCCACTACAGGGACATATTGGTCGTTAATCATCTTATTAATATTTGAACCTTCTTTGTGCTTACTACGATAATTAATGTAGTACCTATCGTCATGGATCAAATACTCTTCCGGAAGGTCAGGCAATGACATGCTTTGCTCGAACTCATCAACAATTTTTTCATGACCTTCGATGTTTCCAGCTTTTGTAAAATAATCCGTCATGATGGCACCTCTGAAATATTCAGTGTATCCTGTTCATACTTCTCAGGATCACCTGTATGCATAACTGTGAACTCATCGTTCGCAACCTCAATGGCATCATCCTCGTTAAGGGCAAACACGCGAACTGTCTTGGTGACAGTCGCTTTGATCTTAACCTCGTACTTTTTCATGACTCGCTCCCTCATAAACTGCCTTCCGGCCTTTAACGTATTCATGCAACAGCATAACCATCTCCTCCGGTTCTTCGTCTGGTCGCATGCCACTGTGGATTTGATTGCACACCAAGTCTGCAAAGGATTCATCAATTTCTTTTTGTGCCTCTGCCTTAGTCGCAAAGATTTCTGGCATGCCCCCGTCTGACTCCCCCCATGCCTGCCATCCTTCGCACAGGGTGTCTACAACAATAACATAAGACATCAATTCTCCCCTTCCCATTCATCCTTGGGCATGATGGATGTCTCGCCATCACAGTCGTGACACCACTTGTCAACGCCGCCCTCTTCATCACCATCGAACCATTCTTTTCGCCAGTTCGCCCAGAATTTGTTGGTGTGCCAACGCTCACCGCCACACTTCACACAGACGTGCGGCTCTGCCTCAAAGACCCA